TTAGGTTTGACCAGAACACAGCTATGGAGCTGGGAGACTTTTTTGAAGATGGCATCATAAGATTTGCAACTGAGAAGATGGGTCTCACAGATGTAGAGACTGAGTTTCCAGAAGCCTTTACCCATCCATTCTTTCCGATTCAATGTTCTTTAGATGGAACTGCAATGGCAAATGATTTAACTGTTGAAGAGAATCCACAGTTAGGCATTTATGTTCCAGACCATGAGCACATTACTATCAATGGCAAAGGCATCATTGAGTGCAAACTAACTAAAGACTATCCCAAGGATTACCCTGAAGATTGGCGTGGCTGGATTCAGCTTAAGACTCAAGTTGAAATCACTGGTTGTTCTTGGGGTATGCTGGTGATCTTTAGTCATATTGCCAATGAGATCAATTACTTTTTCTATCAACGTGATCCAGCCTTTAGCGAAGAGTTAAGAATTATTGCTGATGACTGGCAGAAAAGAGTTAAGACAGAAACTTATTTTGATCCTGAAACTTCTGATGATGCTTATGCAATGTTTGAAGATATACCAGTGGCAGAAGATGTTTTAGAAATAGATAGTTCTCTTTCTGGAATGATTGCTAGGCATGAGAATATTGATGCTGAGATTAAAGAGCTGAAGGAAGAACAGGACTGCATACAAACTGCATTGATGGAAAAGATAGCCAATCACGAAAAAGCTGTTTGTGGCTCATATCAGCTTGACTGGGGCTACATTAATTACAAGGCTACACCAGAGAAGATAGTGCCTGCTAAGGAAGCCAGAAGCGTTAGACGTAAGATGGTGAGGATTAAGGATCGAGGGGCAGCAGACTTGAAGGGAGCGTTATAAGGAGAGTTTTGCCACTGCCCAAAAATATTATAGAATAAACTTGGAGAGTTTAGATATGAAAACAGGAATAAAAAACAAAAGAAATAAGTTGACAGAACGCACAACTACCCAAGCTATTTGGGTGGACTCAGAGATACATCAGTTGCTCAAAGAGCATCAGGTAATGTCTAGGAGCTCAAGAAGTCTAGGTGAGTTGGCAGCCCATTACATCAAGCTAGGTATTTGCGATGCTAGGAGTCAAAAGAAATGAGCCAATACACAGACATAGTAAAGCTACAAGCCTTAAAAAATGATGTCTATGAATGGGCTAAAAGGGTGAAGTCTCACTATATGCAAACTAGATATGGTGATGGATTTTATGAGATAACTTATAACGATGATTCCAGAGAAGTCATGTACAACGATGGCTCTATTAAGACAACAGACTCACCCCATGACTTTGAACAGCTTGTGAGATTGTATGAGCAAGATTATGGTGAGCAGTGGTAAATTCCAGAAACAAAGGTGCAGCTTTTGAGCGAACTATCGTCAAGCTGATAAATGGCTTTTGTGAGAAACGTGGATTTGATGAGACTGTTAAAAGGAATCTGGATCAATACCAGAATAAAGGAATGGCTGATATTTACTGGCGTAATTTTGCAATTGAGTGCAAGTGTTATGCAGGCAAAGGATCAACCTTTGCCCAAGAGAAATGGTGGGCTCAAGCTTGTGAAAGTGCTGGAGAGGATTTAATACCTGTGCTTATTTATAAATACAATCGCAACAAAGCGAGGTATGTAATGCCAGCAGCCTTAATTTACAATAATTTTCATTACCATAATCAAGCTGTAATAGTTGGCTATGTTGATGACTTGTGCAATGACATTGATGTAATATTAAACAATGCACATAATATTTGATGACGATTTTGAAGAGTTTTGCTTCCGCAAATATCAGAACTATCTGTTAGGAGCTGAAGCATTAGGGATCACCGATGTCGGTGATTTTTGGAGCTACAAGACTAGGAACATTGAAAGTCTTGAAGCAGAATATAACGAAGGTGCAGACAAAGTTTTGCACTGATTTAAAAGGAGCGTGCTATGGATTTTTTTGAAGAAAATTCTGGTGAAGGAAATGGGTCAAATTCTTATCTTAAGTTTTTGGCAAAAGAAAAGGCGTGGTATATAGGAGAGAATGTCTATGACATGGAATACATCCTATTAGACCCTGATACTATCCAGACTGGTCTGGGCAGATATTCAGGTGGCTATGAGTTTGAATTCTCTGATATTCCATTTAGTAAAGTCGAAAACAAAGAAGGCTGGAAAAGGGCTTTTAGTGTTTGGGCTTTCACAAGCGATAAGCAAGTCGTGCAATGGGAACGAGCAGCATGGGGAGAGCTACAAGGCTTTAAATCCATGTGTGAGAAGTTCTGGATGCAAAAAGCAGCTAACGAAGGTCAGTTGCCTTGCTTTAGATACTTAGGCTCAAGAGGTGTTAAATTCGATTCTGGTTTCTCCAGCGAAGTACCTGAGTTTGAGTTTGTTGCTTGGAAACCAAGACCAGCAGAGTTTGTTATACCTGCATGGGTAAATGATGAGGATGTACCAGCACCTGTTGCTGAAAGTCCTGTTGAGAAAACAGTGGTAACTGACGATGACATCCCATTTTAATGACAAACGAGGATTGGGCATCAATAGCTAAAGCTGTTGGCTTAGAATTACTTGGCGAACCAAAGTCTGAAACATCGACTGAGGTTCGCTGGGGAACTCATGGTTCATGGTGTTTGAACGATAAAGGTCAATTTTATAGCTTTGAACTTGACGAAGGTGGTGGTACTATGTGGCTACTCAAGCACTTCGATCAAGATATAAACGAAACACTTAGACGATTTGGTTTTGGCGATGAGGGAGCAATGTCTGACGACATTCATTTTATCTCCCCAAAAAAAGAAGCACCTTCATCGCCATCTTTGACCAGAGATCAATTTGTCGAACTCTGGTTGCAGGCAAGCATCAAGATTAAATACTCTGATGACTTTGCAGTGCTGAGATTCCCAGAGGGTCATCCTAGAAGCAAAATCAAATATGCACCTTTCAGCAAGCGTGGTGATCTTTGGTATATGAAACGCCCAGAGGGGCTTATGCCTTTGTATCTATCAGATAGAAGCGATGTTAAGCCTGTGCTACTTGTCGAAGGTGAGAAGGCAGCCATAGCAGCCGAGCAGATATATGCTGGGCAGGTTGCTTGTCATCATGGGGGCTGTAAGGGCTGGGATAAAACAGACTGGTCAAGCATCTATGGTAGGCAGGTTTACATATACCCAGATAATGACGAAGCTGGGTTGGTTTTCGCTGCGGAGATAGGTCAGCACCTAAAGGCAAATGGCTGTAACGTCATCACGTGTCAGCCACATAAAGATTTGCCAGAAAAGGGCGATTTGCATGAAGCAAACGAATTAAACCTGTATTTAAGCTCTGACGAGCTTGAGGACTATATTTTAGGTAGCCCAGCCGAGAGACCTAGAGGAGCGTTTTATGTTGAGCCTGTTAGCAGGATCATTCAGCAAGTAGATGAGCCCAACTGGTTAATTGACGATGTCATAGAGCAAGAAAGCTTGGTTAGTGTATTTGGAGCACCCAAGTCAGGCAAATCGTTTGTTGCAATCGCTATGGCAGCTTCTATAGCATCAGGTAAAGAGTTCTTTGGTCATGGGGTCAAGAAAAAATCTAGCGTTCTTTACGTGGCAGGAGAGGGGCTCAGGGGTATACGTTCGAGATGTTCCATCCTTGACGATAGAGAATCATTAGCAGATGCACCTTTTTACATATCTAATAGAACTGTAAGAATCAATGATGATGCTGATTTTACTGCCTTGATAGCAGAAATTGAGATGATAGTTGCAAGTCATGGTGAGCTTAATTTATTGGTGCTAGATACGTTTCAACGTGTATTTAGTGGGAATGAGAACAGCTCTGAGGATGTTGGTGGCTTTATAAGCAAATTAGATAAGCTCATAGCAGACTATAAGTGCTGTGTTCTTATGGTTCATCATACAGGTCATGGCAATGCTGATAGGGCTAGAGGATCAAGCGTGATACCAGCTTCATTAGATAATGAGTTTAAAGTTGTTAGAGATAAGGACTCACCAGATGATGAGATGCATTTGACGTTTGAGCAAACTCTAAATAAAGACTCTTTACATAACACCAGATTAGCTTTCAAGCTGGTTGATCATTCAGTAACTATTAATGATAAAAAGATTAGCAGTGCATATTTGGAAAAGATTGAATTCAATTTTGATGCTGATGATGATATGACGTGGAAGTTAAAACAAGTATGGATGGCTTTTGAAGCTGAGACTGCTGTAAGGGCTGCTGAAAAAGGCGTGCCAGAACATGAGATATTTTTAACACAATCTGACTTTTACCCAAACAGGGTAAAGTTAGGCGAGGATGATGAGGGTAATTCTGTTTATATGAATAAAGATCAGATTAAATACCAATTTAATCAGATGGTTAAAAAGAACTTAATCTACACTTTGGAAAATATTGATGGCTACCAGAAATACGAATTTAAGAACATTATTCCTATGATGGGGTAGTGGGGTAGTTAGTTGGGGTAGTTTGGGTAAGATAACTACCCCAAAAGCAAGAAGTATGGGGTAGGTAGGGTAGTAGTACGTAGTACTACCCCTACTCCCCCACTGATTGTAAGGACTTATACACTATGAAAAATAAAGAAAAAAATAAATATTCTAATGAAACTTTAAAACTTCTGGATAAATATCAGAAGTTTAAACATGACTTTCATATGAGCTGGGGCGATCAAAAAAGACTAGATAGATTGGTTGGCGTGGACTTCAGGGTTAAGTTTATGAAAGCAGAGCAAATGTTTAAAGAAGTAGCCCTAGAACGTGTTGATTCTAAAACAGTAAAAATGATTGATATGATGTATCGAGCATATGCAGCTTTAGAAGAAGAAATGCAAACTTTGGGCTATAAACCACTTGAACCTCATATACGCTGTTTTGATTGGGATGGAGTTATTTGGTATGTTACAGACTTAGATTATGAAATACCTAGAGCTATGCAACGCTACAAGCATGAGGGTAAAGCTAATTTTATTAGCATACAAGAACTGCTTAGATGTGTACCAAAAGAACTTATGGATATGAGACTGGAGTTAGCAATGATGTTTGAGGGCAGTAAGTTTGTGAGGATAGAAAAGAAATGATCACACTATGGCTGATACCTGTATTCATTATTCTCTGGGGCTTAACCTTTTACTATATGCAAGAGGATGATGATGAGTAAGGGTAGCAAGCGTAGACCAGAGAAGGGAACACAATACCAAGACAATTGGGAAAAGATATTTAACAAAAAGAAAAGGAAGAAGGATGCCAATAAAGATAAGTAAATCGCAAAAGGTTAGAGATAGACAAACAGGCAGAGTAAGCAC